AGCGTATCGGTATCTCCGCCTTAGAGCGGACGTGCGAGTTCTGTGGCAAGAAGTTCGTTACGACATCTTCCAAGCGCGGCCCAGCAAAGACGTGCGGCTCAGAGTGCGCCAAGATGATCAGGAAAACCGGGATGCGCCCAAAGAAAGAGATCCCCGTCTTTAACGCAATTGCGAACTACTGTGTGACCGATTGCGAGTTTGGCGAATCTGGAGCGTGCCGAAATTCTTCATGTTTCCTAGCGCCATTCACACCACTACCTTTTGCCGAGCCAAACATGCAAGTGCCAGTTGGCAAGCGACAGATGTCAGAAGAAGACAAACTAAAGCGCTCCAACTGGGCAAAAGCATACTTTGCTAACCCAGAAAACCGTGCAAAGGTTGCCGCCGCAACCAAAGAGGCTCTAAATAGCAGGTCTAAAGAGCAAAGTAAGGCGCACGGTAAGGCTATTTCCCGCTTTGCCGAGACAATGAGGGCTGGTCAAGAGCAGCCAAAACCGTAGAAGATGCCCCTGTGGAGCAGCGCAGGGATTTACCATAGAATAGGGGCATGGCACTAAACACCTACAACATTGCAGCCGAACAGGGCAGCACCTATGCTGCAACTGTTACCTATAACGACAGCCTTGGCGCCCCGGTATCCCTTGTTGGCGCGTCCGCTTCATTGAAGGTGCGACGATTTACTGGGAGCCCAGAGGCGCAACTAACGCTTGGTGTTAGCAACGGACTGACCCTAGGGGGAGCGCTCGGAACCGTCGCCATTAGCATTTCAGCAGCCGCCCTCTCTGCGGTTCCTGCTGGGCAATATACCTATGATCTTGAGGTTGTCCTTGCCAGCGGATCATCCGTCAAGCTCATTGGTGGAACATTTACGGTTGCCGCTGAAGTAACGCGATGAGCCCAATCGTTACCCAGCCAGATAGCGGGTCTATTTCCGTATCTGATTCCTCGGCAGTAAATGTTTCGGTATCTGGGGGCAATAATAACCTTACAACCACAACTGCCCCTGCTGGCACTATTTCTATTTCCCAAGCTGGACCACAAGGGCCGCAAGGACCAAAGGGAGACACGGGAGCAACTGGAGCAACTGGGGCAACAGGCTCGCAGGGACCGAAGGGCGACACTGGTAATACTGGTCCCAAAGGAGACACGGGCGCAACTGGCGCAAAGGGAGACACTGGCGCCCAGGGCAACCAAGGAATCCAAGGAATCCAAGGGATTCAGGGCATCCAAGGCATCCAAGGTGAGCCGGGACCTTCGCATTCAACCTATACCCACACTCAGAGCACGGCATCGGCAACTTGGACAATTACGCACAACCTAAACTGCTTCCCCTCTGTTTCCGTTGTAGATAGCGCCAGTAGTGTCGTTTATGGGGAAATTGAGTATATTGACAACGATACCCTCAGGATTACGTTCGCGGCATCCTTTGGCGGCAAGGCATACCTTAACTAGGAGGAAAAATGAAGTTTCTAACGGTTCTTGACCTTCAGAAGAATGAGATCCAGAACGCGGTTATTCAGAATCTAGCGGTTGCCCCATCCAGCCCAGTGCAGGGTCAGGTTTATTACGACACCGCAACCGACGTCATTAAGGTTTACGACGGCGCTGCTTGGGTTTCGCTCTCAACTGGTGGCGGAACCGTAACGTCAGTTACTGGGACAGCCCCAATCGTTTCAAGCGGCGGGTCAACCCCAGCCATTTCTATCAGCGCTGCAAGCGGATCTGCGGCAGGCTCAATGTCTGCGGCGCACTACAGCCTTGTTGATGGCGCGACTGATGCAAATACGAGCAGCGCTATCGTTAAGCGAGATGCCAGCGGAAACTTCTCCGCTGGAACCGTTACCGCATCCCTGACTGGAACTGCCTCAAACGCATCAGCCCTCAACAGCCAGAATGCTTCCTACTACCTTTCTCGAGCAAACCACACTGGCACACAGGCATCCAGCACCATCTCTGACTTTGATACGCAGGTTCGCTCAAGTCGCCTTGATCAGATGGCCGCCCCGACAAGCAACCTCTCGCTCAATAGCCAAAAGATTGTCAGCCTTGCAGATCCAGCAAACCCACAAGATGCCGCCACAAAGGCATATGTTGACGCTGCCCGGAGCGGGCTTGATGTCAAGCAAAGTGTTCGAGTAGCAACCACTGCAAATCTCACCTCGCTGTCTGGTGAGATTACCGTTGACGGAGTGACGCTTGTCGCAGGCGACAGAATCCTTGTAAAGAATCAGACCTCTGCCCAGAACAACGGCATCTACGTCGTTGCTGCCGGTGCTTGGTCTAGGGCTACCGACGCTGACGTTGATGCAGAAGTTACGTCAGGGATGTTCACGTTCGTTGAAGAGGGCACGGCAAACGGCGATAGCGGCTGGGTACTTTCAACAAACGGCTCAATCGTTGTCGGAACCACCGAGATTGCCTTCGTCCAGTTCTCTGGGGCTGGTCAGATCACCGCTGGCGACGGTCTTACGAAGACTGGCAACACGCTCAATGTCGTTGGCACCGCAGACAAGATCGCTGTATCTGCCGACGCTGTAACGATTGCAAGCACATACGCCGGTCAATCAAGCATCACAACCCTTGGCACCATTGCCACTGGTGTGTGGAACGGCACCGACATCGCCATCGCAGACGGTGGAACTGGCGCCTCTGATGCCTCAACCGCTAGGACAAACCTTGGTCTTGCGATTGGCACGGACGTTCAGGCGTACAACGCAACTCTTGCCGCAGTGGCTGGCGGAACCTATTCTGGCGATGACAGCATTGTCACTGTTGGGACGATTACCGCTGGCACATGGAACGGTACCGACATTGCTGTAGCCGATGGCGGTACTGGCGCAAGCACTGCTGCTGGGGCAAAGACCAACCTCGGCTTCATGACTCGTTACTCAACTAGCGCAACATGGACCGCTGGGGAGGGCAAGACCGTAACTCATAGCCTTGGAACAAAGGACGTTACCGTTGCTGTGTACGATTCTGGGGATGCTCAGGTCTTCTGCGATGTGGTAACTGCCACGACTAACACGCTGACGGTCACAATTAGCCTTGCGGGGACATACAGAGTCGTCGTCCTAGGGTAAAATACCCCCATGGTAAAGATTCTTTCCGACGTAAGCCTCTCAACTTCAACCGACGACCTTACGGTTGGCGGCACGATTGAACTTGGCCACGCAACTGACACTACGCTTTCTAGATCTGCTGCGGGAACGCTTGCGGTTGAGGGGGTTGACGTAAGCCTATCAACACACAGCCACGGACAATACCTTGCAGACTCTGGTGACACACTTACTGGAACGCTTACTATTTCCAACACTGGTTCGCTTGCTGTATTTGGCGCAACGTCAACATCAAACACTCAAGTAACCACCAGAGTTGATGGTGAGGCCAATACCAGATGGGGTGTTCGTGCAGATGGGTTCCAAGCATGGGGAGATGGGACAGCCTCCAGAGACACCAACCTGTATAGGTCCGCAGCAAATACCTTAGCAACTGACGATAATTTTGACGTTGGACAGAGCCTTACTGTCGGCGGAGACATTATTAATCCAGGGCAGTTGGACTTTAGTGCTAGCGGAGCAGTCGCCGCATCAGTTACCTCTTCTGGCCTATATCTCCCAGCAGGAAAGAAAATTGTTTTTGAGGGAACAACTGACGACGGATTTGAGACCGACCTTACTGTTATAGATCCGACTGCCGACAACACAATTAGCCTGCCAGATCTTACTGGAACAGTTGCACTAACGAGTCAAATTCCACCGACTGGCTCCGTTGTTATGTGGATGACTGGTACGGCACCATCGGGATGGCTGTTTCTTGATGGATCAACAATCAGCCAAGCAACATACCCAGCACTTGCAGCAGTATTTGGTGTGGGATCTGGAACATTTGCACTTCCAGATATGCGCGACAGGTTTGCGGCTGGTAGGTCGGACACGGCCCTTGGTTGGGCAAATAGTTCTGGAACATTTGGCCCGAATGCGGCAAACAGCATTGCGCACACACATACCGCAGATATCGCCCACGGACACGCGGACACCATTGCCGTTTCCACGCACGGCGACCATACGCACAGCGTTGACCCAGCGGCTACAACTTCTGGCGGTCCGAGCACGACCGTACTACTTTCATATGGAGGATCTGGATCAAACGTATCAGTACCAAACTCTGTTCATACGCACTCCACCAACATTGCCGCAACAACATCTGGCGCAGAAAGCACCAACCTTACCCACACCGTCACTGGTGGCGTAACGTCTCTTGGGGCGACATCAGTTACCTCTTCGGCTATGAGTGCAAACGGAACAATTGCACCTAAGTCTACGTTGCTCAACTTCATTATTAAGACTTGAGGTAAAAATGGAATTTGTTAGCATTGAAGTAAGTTGCGAAACGGTTGGATGTCCAAACAATGGCATCTCTGCCAACGCAATCCTTAAGTTAACTGAGAGCGGAGACTTGCCGCACTATGTGTGTGGGCCTTGCCAGGTTGATTTGATCCCAAATCCAAATGAGGGCGATGAAGAACCTGAGTAGGTCTGACAAGAGCAAATAAATAACGCAGAGCGCTAATATGTTGATTGCCTGAGGCAATTACGAGATAATCTTGCTGCCCACCAAACCGCAGCGAGGTGTTCATGAATAAACTCTTTATCGTCGCTTGTACTCTGTGGCTGATTGCCACAACGCTTGTCTATTCCATTATTGTTTCGCCAGTTAATGGCGCTCAAAACAATTACGTAGACCGCACGCAGGACTTCTGGATTAATCTTCCAGAGCAGGGTGAGCTTCATCTCTGGACCGATCTATGTGATGACACCACGGCACCTTGGTGCCCCGGAACCGTTGACTCTATGCTTTGGCTCTATGACGGACAAGGAACCCTTCTCGCAGCCAATGATGACTCCTTTACCGAGCACACTGGCGGGTATTCACTAGCCTCAACAATTCGCATCACATTGCCTGCTGGCGATTACCGAGTGCGCGCTGGTGTTTGCTGTGGGGACCCAACGGCTGACCGCTTCTACGGCAATCACTACTACATGATTAGCAACTTTAGTGCCGAGCTTGCCCCCGGAACTCCATCGGCAACATGGACACCAACGCCGCAGCCTACCCCCACTCCAACGCCGGAGCCGACTCCAACGCCAACTCCTGAACCAACCCCAACCCCAGAGCCAGAGCCGTACCTCAACGCGCCTACTGGCCTGATGGTGACGGTGTACTCCGATGGCAACGTGTCCTTGACTTGGGATGCGCCCGAGGTAAGCAACGTTGACATTGAGCGCTACAGCGTGTTCTGGACTACAGGAGACCTGCCCGGCTGGGGCGCCTCATCGCCAGAGACCAACATGACAATCTCCAACAGCGTATTTATTTTGAATGGAGGAGTTGATGCTACCTACACATTCTGGATTCGAGCAGACAACGACACCCGAAACGTGTACTCAGCCACATCACCAAGAATTTCCGTGTTCGTGCCATCTATCCCAGAGCCTGAGCCAAGCCCAATCCCTACCCCTACGGAGGTACCATCCATTGAGCCAACACCGAACCCGACTGCCACACCCGAGCCGACGCCCGAGCCGACCGTGGAGCCTACCCCAACTCCTACGCCTGAACCTGTTCCTTCTAATACTCCTAGCCCTGAGCCTACACCACGTCCTAGCACGCCCGTAGAGCCATCTCCAAGCCCCGTAGAGCCGAGTTTACCCCCAACCCCTTCTCCTACCCCAGATCCAACAGAAACGCCCCTAGAAACCCCGATTCCAACGGAGGAACCATCTCCTGAACCTAGCCCATCTCCTGATCCTGAGAATCCGATTGAGGCGGCTGGAGAGGCGGTTGCGGCAGTTGGAGAGGCAGTTGGAGCTGCTGTTGAAGCGGTCTCGGAGGCAGTAGGCGCAGCAGTAGACAAAGTCACCAATCTCGGTAAAGATATCACTGAAGAAGAGCGTGAAGACGCCCGTACCGTTGTCGGCCCTGCCGTCATCATGACCCAGATTGCCCAGGCTGCTGCCGCTGCTGCGTCGGCTGCCCGAGGTGGCAATAGCGGTGGTAGTGGTGGTGGATTTAGCGGTGGCGACGGTGGCGGAAAGCCAAAGGGCGGTAAGCGCCCAGCACGTAGTTCAGGAAATCGGGCTGCTGGGAAGTCCCCAGCAGGAAAGTCGGCCCCCAAGCCATTCAATAGGAGAAACCGCTGATGAACTGGAAGAGCATTGGATCGCAGATCGTTAATGAACTTGTTTCGCAGTCGTGGACCATCTTCGGTCTGCTCGTGGGTTGGATTGTCCTTCCAGACGGCGAGACCCGAGACTTTGTTGGAGTGGTGCTGGCGTCCCTGTCGCTCGCGTGGCTGGTGACGATGCCGCTTCGCCTCTCGTGGGGCGACGACGAGGAGTAGTTAGCCGATAACGATATCGGTGTTCTGAGGAATCTTCTCCTGCCAAGCCCAGCCCGAGCCCTTGTAAACGACCTTCGGGGCAGAGAATGTCACTCGCATTTCTCCGCTGCACTTCTCGCAGATAACCTTAGAGTCATCGGACATAGGGCGAGTCACCTCTACTACGAGGTCACAAGGCTCGCATCGGAAATCGTATCTAGCCATATTTGCAGTATAACAGAAGACCCACCCCGAAGGGTGGGTCTTCTTATTGCTTCTAGGAGAGATTACTTCGTCTCTTCCTCGTCAGCGTCATCTGGGACTACTTCCCCGGAAAGGCTTCCGGCGAGCTCGTCGGCGATGCCGTCGCCATCGGTGTCAATGGCGCTTCCGGTGATGTGAGCGGTGCTTGCTGCCTCTTCGCGGGCAACCTTAGCCTTGCCAACGCCGAACTTGGCATCTTCTGGGTTCAAGGCGCGCACGATGATCTGCAAGCAGGCAGCAAGGCCAGCCGAGACTACGGTGCGGAAGTCGCCGCCAGAGATGTCAAGGAGTGGGATTCCAAGACCAAGGGCAACCGCGATGGACGTTCCGAGGAAGGCGCGACCGGCCTCAAGGAGCATTTCGTCAATGCCCGTGTTGTCCATAATCCACTTAAGTTTATTGATAAGTGCGTTCATGATACTCCTCTTACTTCTTGACGGACTGACCGCATGTCGGACAGACCGCTGGCTGAACCGGCGCAACAGGCTGTGGCACCGGGGCTACTACTGGAGCTGCTACTGGGGCTGGGGCGACCCATCCCGCAGGGGCAGAGATAATAATAACATGCTTAAATGCTGGAGCAACGTGCTTCTTAGACACACGCTTGCTGTCGGCAAGCTTTAGCAAGGTCTCCTCGCTAATGAGGACTCCGAATTGCTCCTTACCCTTACCACTGCGGGTTGGGCATGCCCACTGCCAGCCGAGATCCTTATCCCAGACAGCGGCAGTCATGTGTCCGTAGGTTCGAGTAGGCTGCTTCTGCTTGACCCACCACCAACGCTTCCACTTTTCGTGCCACTCAGACACTTCAAGATCCTTCGGGTAGCCGGCTGGCTGCTCAACCCACACGCCAATTGCTGAACCAGCCTTGGCGCTTGCGATGACGTCATTCCAGTCCTTTGCCCAGCGTGCTCGTGCGCCGAGGACATTTGCCGTCTTAATAAGATCCGCAAGCGTAGACCCGTTGTCGGACACGCCCTGCTTGTCAATCTTTCCCGTTGCCTTGGTCTTGGCCTTGATGCCGTCAGCAGCGGAGAAGTCCTTGCCTGGGGCGTACTGAAACACCCAAGACACGCATGCAGCCATGCTTGATGGGCCACAGTCGTCTAGGATTCCGCCCTTTTCCTCGTGGTCAAGCTGAGACTTGACCCTGAACTTGAGTGCCATGAAACCTCCTTATGTGATTGCCAAAAGGCTTCCACATTTTATCCCGATCTGGTGCTAAGGTCTATGGCAGGGGGTTCTGCGGCTAGGCGGCTGGACGCTCGTATATTGCCCCGCAGCCCATGCAGGCGTATGAAGATCCTTCTGCTTCCTGCTCAGCCCTGTCAACTGGGCAATTTTCTAATTCGCAAATCAAAATCCACATATAGTCCCCTTATCCCAATGGGTATGCATTGATTTGGGTATATGCGAGTGAAAGCGTTAGGCCAGCGGTTGTTTGCGTTGTGCCCGTAAACTTAAACACTAGCGGAACCCCAGCAGTAGTTGCTGTATATACCCTTGTAAGCGCAACGGTCCCGCCCCTGCCGGTGGTGCCGTAGTTGTCCGCCCTGCTGAACCCCATGTTTGCCAGTTGCTTATAAACACTTCCAACCGCCGCCCCAGAGGTGATTGTCCCGCTTGATGGTGCAACGTACGTGAATGAGGTAGTTGTCGGGGCAGTTGCAACCGTATACAGACCGTTCAGTTGCGCAAAGTTTGTCGGCCCGCTTGTGAGGGCAATGACAAACGTATCTCCAGCAACCATTCCGTGTGCGGTTGAGGTGTTGATTGTCGCGGTTGTGCTAGATCTTGCTGCGGTAGAAACAGCAACCGCCGAGTTATGAACCGCACCGCGAACAAAAGCATATTGGATAGTTGTGGTATTCAAAGATACGTACCCAGTTAGCGTCAAGAGCCATCTTTGACCAACAAACGTTGGGGTAAAAGAGGTTTCTGCGTTTGTGAGCGCATAATACTCTGTGTTATATGTAATGGTAGTGCTGTCTGCTGAGCCACTCCTATCAACTGAGCTGAGGGTGTTCCCGGCAACCCACAGAGAATCGTCAGTTTTAAGGACGCTGGCTTCACTTCGGTATAGGTTGGTGTCAGCCGCCGCCGCACCGGTTCCCCAATCCAAGACGCCGTCTGTTCTAATGTTGAACCTTGCATCAGTGTCCCCTGTGGTCAAAGTCCTAAGCGCAGTTCCTGTTGAGGTTCCAGTTTCTGCCCTAAATGCCGGAGAGAAGTAGGATCGGATCTGCTGGTCAGAGGCAAGAACATCTGCTCCGGGAGAGTAAAGGTTTGCTGGGCTTGTTGTTCCACCGAACGATAGTCCGTCTGCACCAAGCTCAACAATATCTCTTTCGCCACCGCCAGATCCACGCAAACGCAGCGACCCCCCACGACTGCCGTCAATGGATAGCCCAGCGCCCTCAAAGGTCATCGCCTGGGTTACAAAGCCTGGGGTCCACGAGCGCACAACCGTTCCCTCTTCAAACTGCACGCCGTCTAGGTAAACGGAGTCAGTTGCAAGGCCAGTTCCAAACAGGTAAATAAGCGGCTTCACAAAGTCTGTGCTGGAGTCCGTCTCAAAGGTGTAGGTAAGGCGATACCATCCTTCGTTGTCCTCTGGGAATAGTGAGTAGTTTTGGGATGAGGTAACACCGTTAATGTCGGCAATCTCTGACCCAGTAATTGAAGAAGTAAGACCACTTGACTTGTACACGCGAAGCTTGAGCGTTCGTCCGGCAATGGATACCGGCTTTACATACGCTGAGAACGTGTATCGAGTATTGTGCAGAACGGGAATATCGTACTCACCAGTGTTTCTGAGCGGCTGAACAGAAGAAGCGCCAGTGGTAGAAGGTTTCCAAAGGGCGGACTTTGTTCCGAAGCGACGCTCGGTATCGTCAAGAATCAATGATCCGCTAGTAACATACCAGTTGTCTGGTGGTACAGCGCTGCTGACATAGGAGAAGGTGATATCAGTAATGTACGGCTTTGTTCCGCCAACGTCTGTGGACACTCGCACGAGCGTCTGAAGGTAGCGCTGCGTGGCGATAAGCGGCCCAATCTCGGATGACCAAGCCCCAGTTGTCGCGCCAGAAGACGCTGCTACTCGATATTGGACAACCGCTTGGGTGTTTGCTGGCGGCTGAGCATGCGCAATTGACCATGAGCCTGTTGCGGCGTAGCCGACACCCGCGTCCCACTCGTAGACTGCCTGTCCCCAGCGAACCTTAAATCCTACAGGCGTAGACTCTGTAGAAACATTTCCCAGGGCGTCGTAGACCTGAATCGTCCAGAAATACTCGGTGCCGTTCACAAGACCTGTAATCGTTGACCAGCCAGCCCCAGGAACCCAAGCTTGCTTGTCCGCATTCTTTACTGGAGAAAATGTCAAATCAGCAGCGTGTGAGGCATCAAGCACAATTCCAGAGTCATAGAATGTCGTTGTCTTGCTATTGTTGTTGTAGATGCGCAGACGCCACTTTGTCTGGACGCCGCCACCGCCAGTCGTATAGGACCAATTAAACTCCGGCATGGCGTGCTGGCTAGTGCTTGTCCACTCAGTTAGATCGGAAAGGTTAGTGACCTTTGCAACTGTGCCGCTTGGGCTTGTTGGCGTACCAGTTGGATTAGTAACTGTTGAGTAAGTAAGGACGATGTATGGCGCCACAGCCCCAGAGATTGAACTTGCGTCCCCCTCTCGGCTGTACCACTCGGTGAATCGTGATCCAACTTCGCTTTGGAACTTAACCTGAATACCGTAGTTTGCTGAGCCATTGAACCAGTCGGTGACAATCCCAGTAATATCCATTGAGTCCAGCGTGGGCGAAGACGGACGAGATGATCGAGAAGTGAACGAGACACGGTCTTCGGTTGTGGTAGATGGCTGGTTGCTCCATTCAACGGAGTTAGAGCCGTTAAAGGCTTCATCGTTACCGTAGGTACCTTCGGTCCAGGCAGAAGTAACTCGGCTGATGTGCATTGCCGCCGAGGAATACGTACCGTGCGTATCCCGCAGGTATCCATCAACGGTTCCGTCATTTGATCTGGCGGTGGTGAAGTACAGAGTTGCGCTTGTGATTGAGGTAACGTCGCTGAAGTCAAGGTTGAACTGAACAAGTCCACGAATCGTGTAGTCTCCGCTGTTTCCAACGTAGATGTGGTAATCCTTACCAGCGCCAAGACTGCCGCTATCACTGTTCCGCAGAACAACGACTGCGTCCTTAGAGGTTAGAAAGGTTTTTGTTGCCATTTATCAGTACCCGAATGAGGTTAGTTCAAACTGGTTGTTCGTAGCGCTAACGTTCTCTGGGGAGATTGTTGAGATAGTTACCCATGCCGCAAGCTCGGCTGTTGTGCTCTTTGTGGCCGCCTGAACAACGGAGAAGTCAGACAGCTCAAAGGATGAGTTTGGGATAAGGTTGGCACCACCGGGCATTGCGCCAATGGTGATGGCAGAGGCGTTGATCCCGTCTCCGTCAAGGGCTGCAGTAGTCGCATCCCCAGAGATAAGTCTGATCTGACCATTGATGATCTCAACGCGCTTAGATGCTACGCCTGTCCCAGTGTTATAAGTGTCTGGGTCATTAAGCGTTAGCCCGTTTACGTCCCAGACGGCATTCTTTTTATTTGAGTCTGCTCCATTGTAAAAGGTCATCTGGGAAAGGCCGTTATCTACGTCTGCGGTGAACTCAATGTCACCAGCCTTGATGTTTCCAGCGTTGAGGTTTGTGACGTTTACTAGCGCGGCGTCAAGTTCTCCAACATTGATTCGGTCGGCAGAGATGCTGACCTCTCCATCTGGGCCGACGTCTACTCGATCAATGGCGGCTCGCACCCAGCCCTGAATTGTCGTGCCTAGATTGTCTTGGAACTCCGATGACTTAAACAGTTTCCCAAGGGCTTCCGTGTAGACCATCTGACCGATTGGGTACTGCGCGTTCGGAAGGAATGTCTCGCTTCCGCCGCTGGTGATGTAGAACGAACTGGTGTTTTCCGTGACGGTGTAGATAACCTTCGGAACGTTGATGCCGAGTCCGCTATAGGCGTTGTCAAAGCTGACGTTCACGTCTTCTGGGCTTACGGCAGTGCTGGTACTTGAGTAGCCAGTGATGATTGGGTCAGAGGTTGAGACGTCAATGGCGGCGAGTTTGTAGGCGTAGAACGTTCCCGGAACAAGGTCGTTATCGGTGTAGGAGGCAGTCGCTACGTCTGGGGCGGTTGGCTGAACGGCGCCAGCAATGGGCTCGCTCGTGCTTGCCTTATACCAAGTTCCGATCTTGTAAATAGAACCAGCGCCAGTCTGTGCGCCAGTGGTCTGGTTTGCATAGGTGAATGAATTCGCGGCAGGAACGCTTACAATCGTAAATGACCCGTTGTATCCGTCTGGGACAAGGTTCTGGATGACCACTTCATCTCCGGCAAGCAAGCCATGGTTAGATGATGTGGTGATCGTAGCAACCGACCCAGTTCCGCCTGCTGCGGTTGTTGCTGTGCCAACAAGGCTTAGTTCAGTCCTGAGAACAAGGAATCCGCCAAATGCCACAGAGTTGATGAGGCTCGTTGGATAGTCCCAAGAGACAGCGATTTGCTTGCTGCCAGCGCTGACCTCTGGGATGGCTGGCGTGACGATTCCGCCAGCAGTTGGCTGGCCTGCATATGGGCTCGGCTTTGGGGCAAAGTACGAAGAGTCACCCGTAATATCCTTTAGGCGCTGCTCAACGAGATAAAGCGTGCTCCGCTGGAAGGCAAGGTCTCCACCAAGCTGGACCCGGTAATAGATTTCCTGACCGACTAGGTATCCGACCTGCTTTCGGACGATAAGCGCCTCGGCTACCTTGAGTTCATTCCAAACAAATGGAACAACGTCACCGACGCTAAGGGGACCAGAGATATGTTCAAAGTCAAAGGACTTGAGCGCCTGACCCTTTTCTTTAAAGTAGTTTCGTGCCGTCTGAAGAGCAAGGTTTGAATCAAGCGCATCGTTTGAGACGATAGAAGACTCAATGCGCTTGCCACCATTCTCCCAAACCCCCTGCACGAAGTCGTAGGTATTTCGGTACGTTGTTACCTTCTTCGCGCCAGTAAGAGGGTCCACGTCCGTGTATGGCGCATAGAGATAGATTCTGTTTGCAGCCTCTCCACTCTCTTCTGGAGCAGTTGGATTCTCAAAGTCACGAAGGTCAAGCCCAGAAACAGTGACGTTGTTCCAATAGGCAAGGTCGGTAATTACTTTATCGCTAAAACCAAAGTCGCCAGTAATCTTGGTGGCCTGAATGTCGGTGTAATACACACTATGGCTTGAGGAGAAGGACTCGTGGTGCAGCACAAATGTCATGGTTGCTGCCGTTGCTGGGACAATAACGATCCCGTAGTTTCGCTCCCATTGGTTTGCAGTTACGTCGGTCTTGCAGATGTCGTAGCCGTGAGCATTTCCAACGACAGACCCTGCGCCGTTGTAGAACTTGATATGAGGATGCGCCTTATTTGGCTGGCTTGCCTTCTGGCGCCACGACCAGAAATACTGCTCGCCGCTAGATACCGGAATGCGGGAGCCAGACGCCATCTCCATGTCTTGGTGGTCGCTGCCGATGTAATAAGCAGAGTCGCCAACATCGTACGGTCCGGTTGTTCCGCTGGAACTGATGGTATAACTCCCAGGAGTCCAGCCAGTTGAAGATCCGCCCTCAAATAGTCCGTTAGTAACTAGGTCAATCTGGTTCTTCGGCTTGACAAAGATGTCAATCGTCAGGTTCCCGCCGCCATCTAGGGTGCCCGCGTTAGCGTATGCCACGCCGATTCCCGGCTTAATAACGGTCTCAAGGTTTGACCGCATATCCCCACCGCTGATCGGCGTAGGGGTAATGGTTCCATCTGCGCTGACGGTTCCAGTTGCAGCTCCGTAGGTGATTGTCCCAGAGGTAGCGGTGACATAGGTAAATGTCCGAGATGATGGAACGGTGGCAATGACGTATGAACCGTTTAGGGCGGCATAGCCAGTGGGGCCGTTGGTGAGCGTAATGGTGAATGGGTGACCAACAGAGAAGCTGTGCTCAGACGAAAGGGTAATGCTTGCAATGTCGCCCGCTCGAGTCGCAAACGAGACTACGCGGTTCACGTTTGGAGTCTTTGGGCTCCACTTATACGGAGTGTTTAGGTCATAGACGTTTGCGTCAAGGATGCGGAACCGGGAGTCCAAGCCACTCGCGTTATCAGTAGTCAGGAAGCCCGGCACCTTGACGGTTCCCGTCACGGCGGTGCTAACGCTGTCTGCGACATTTGAATATTGCTGGTATGTCAACTGGTACGGGCCAGACCCTGTAACGGCAATGATCTTGTGGAACGGACCGTCGTATGTGTCGTCGCTAAGGTTAACCACGATGGTGTCGCCAATTTGCAGGTTTCGGTTGTACGGAGACCCGATAGCAATACTGCTTACGGTGATTTTGGCAATACCGTCAGTCCGCTCGGCAAGAGAAGGTGTAAACGAGTATGTCTGGCTGGTCAATACCTGCTTGATGGTTGATTCGGCAAGTGGGGTGTACTGCAGGGATACTGACTCGCGCAACAGTTCCGTGTAGTCAACCGCGTCAATACTGCCGGTGATTGCCCCGCCATCTCGCTGCTCGGAGACGCGCGTAACTACGCCGCCCCAGAGGATGACGTGCGGGCTGACGGAGACATCTCGGAGTTGAATCTCCGTACGGGGAGCAATCTTCAGGCGATAGTTTGGGTCCTGAAGTGCTGCAGCAATCCGTAGGTTCTCAGTTGCGCCAGCATAGGAATTCCAGTTCGTAGTTGCCGAAGGGAGGATGGTGTAGATATCAGCGCGAAGGGTGGAAGACTGCCCTTGGTCGTTCTGCTCCCACTCCATCGTGTCAAACTGCACGTGGTTGCTGAAGTCATAGAAGGCGCCTTGGTCTGTTGCCCCAGGAAGCCGGGGTTGGATGTATACCCTTAGAACTGCCATTTAGGAGAGCCTCCCCCCGTTGACTCGGAACTGGCTTGCCTGAGCCTTGGAGATCTCGTTGGCAAGCTTACGGATGTCATTGTCATTGCGGATAACAGGATTGTTGACATTGATTGTAACATTGTTGGCACCCGCCATTGCCATCCCGCCGCCGCCGAGCATTCCCATCAGGCGCGAAGAGATGCTGTTGCTTAGCACCATGCCGCTTGAGCGCGGGAGGAACAACTCTGGACCCTGCTCGCCCACGAGTCCAATTCGCCCTGATTGCATATTTCCGCCCCTAGCAAACCTGTTGCCAGTGGCATTACTAATTGCCGAGTCAATAATGTTAGATTGGGTAAGAAGTTTCTGATAATCGGTCATGGTAGAAAAACTTGTAATCATATCGCCAATGCCCCTAGAAGCCTGATAGCTCCACTGTGGAATCTTTGCTCCGTATGGCTTTGTTGAGAAATACAAAGCCTCAGCCGCACCCATTCGGGACCTAAAAATCTTGACAAGCGCATCTCGGTTCTTTACAGCCTGCTTCTTTACCATTGCGTCGCTATCAAGCCCAGCAAATACGGCAGACTGAAGGTTTGAAACCTCAATGGCTTTCTTCGCTAGGTATGAAGTCAAGACACCGAAGCCACCAGCCTCCATCTTGTCGGCAAGCGTTCCGCCCCAGTTGATATTTGGAAGCGCAGGATTTCCGAGCTGGGCGATAGAGCCATCAATCTGGGCATTAAGAGCAGTAAGGGTGGTCTGCATCATCGCTGCAGTGATGCCAAAGTTCTTTTGCAGGTCTGTCTGGAGCTGCGCTACTCGTGCCTCAATGGCGTTCCTTCGCTGGGTGGCGGATAGAACTGGGTTAGAGAGGATATTGGCAATGTCGGTGTTGTACTGGGTGAACATGTTTTTCATTTCGTCAATGATCAACTGTTGACCAGCCTTAATATCCTCAAGACGCTTCTTTGTAGCGCGACCAGCAGCGACGTACGCCTTGGAAGCCTTCGCTTCGTCAAGAACAATCTCAAGACCTTCAGATTGGAGCTTATTGATATCTTCGGTGTATTTCAGTTGCGCTTGGCGCATCTGTACGCCGCGCTGCAGTGGATCAACCGACTCGTCGTACATGGACAACTGCGCCATGCCAAAGTCATATTCAGCCTCAGCGATTGCCTTGATATGCTCTAGTTCCTTCTTGCGCTCCTTGTCAATCTTGAGGCGCTCCTGAACAGCCTGAAGGCTTAGTTCTCCATTGACAAGATCCTTGTCGGTAATTGGAAGAATTGAGTTAAGAAGATCTCGGTACTCGTCAAAGTTCCTGACCATTCCCTGAGCGTTTTCAAATTGAGCAAAGCCCATGTCCTGCTCTGTCTGAAGAACTTCCTCAAGTGTTAGCCCGGCCTCGTCTAGCCCCGTATATGGGTTAGTTCTGGTGGCTGGGTTAAGCATATCCTGAAGGGTTTTTTCTGCAATCGTCTGCATGAGGGTCTGGGCGACTGCGAGTTCTCCCTTAGCCTTTGCAAGCAACCAGTTCAAGTATTCCTGATTCTTCGTTGCCTGCTCTTGTGATCCGACAAGGAGCGCCATTGCATCAGCATTCTTCTTTGCAAAAGGAGAAGTTGCTGCGGTTGCCTTGAGCAATGCTTCTGCATCAAGGCGCGACTGCTTGTAGTACTTCTGAGTCATTGGGTTTGACATGAGTTCTCGATACTCATTAAGGCGCTTGTTATATGCGGCTACTCTGTCAATAGCGTCTTGCTGCTCTTTCCTGCGGGCTTCTTTCTCCTCGTCGCTTCCCATGCCAATGCCGAAGAACCCGTTGTCAATCTGGGCAGTGAACCCCTTTCCTTGAGCAAGTGCGGCATCTCTTTCTTTAGCCTGGTCACTTGTCATTGACCTATTTGATACGGTGATAGCGTTTGAAAGGTTTAGGTAATCCTCTTGCGTTGGTGCTTTATCTCTAGTTCCAAGGGTGTCATTCATCGCTGACTGGTTGGCGGAGGCGCGCTCGCCAGCGGCTTTTGCTTTTTCCTCAGCAACCTTGTCGCTCCATGCCTTGAGCAATAGCAATCCACCAACAACAAGCAAGGCAATACCGGCAGTTGCGGCAACTGCACCTGCCGTAATTCCTCCAAGCATCCCAGCGAACGCTCCGCTAATGTTTGCAATTAACGGAACGCCCATCGCTAGGCTTTTTACTTTTCCTAGACCACCAGCAACACCAGGGAAATTAGCCATAGCCAGCGCCTTAACGTTCAGAAGCACCATCTTAAGCCCGCTTGCAATCTGACCAAACATTCCTGGTGGGATAATTGACTTGATGGCGGCAAATGCGCTCAGACCCATGCCGACATTCATGACGGTTTGTCCAATAGCCTGAGTCGCCTCGTCGCCAGTCTGCATGAGTCCGCCAATGAGCATGGCAGCCATGCCAGCCCCTCCAGTGGCGGTTGCAACGCTCCCTAGGACGCTCCCCCTGGTGACAAGTGGAGAACTTGCGCCAACGGGTGTTCCTGCTGCGACGACGCCTGCAGTACTAGATGCAGCAGCCCCTGCTGCAGTTCTCCGACCGGCGACAGTGCCAGAGCCAGCGCCGGCAACCTTTAGCAGTGCGGTGGCGGCCCTCTCCGCCGCCGTTGCAAGATTAGAGACTGCAGTCGGTGCTTTCCCGTCGTACTTAAGCGGCGCGACTCCTGCCTTGCCGTAGGAGTTTGGAAGGGTGACCATTCCGGCGCCAGCGTTTCGCGCCTTTTGGGCAAGTTGATCAAACTTGATCATCAGCAGGCCGATTTGCCTGCCAACAGATGCCAATCCAGCAACTAGTTTTCCGAAGACAAACGATGCGCCAAGCACGATAAAGATTGCCGTTAGTGGTCCTTCAAGCATCTTTACAACCCGGAGGAACAGCTCAACTGCGGTTACAACCCCCTGAATGATTGGGGAAATTGCAGCAAATCCCTTTGCGATCATGGCGAAGAGCGTCCCGCTGAATGCCTGCCCAAGTTGGGCTGCTAGTGGAACAATTTGATCTCGAATGACCTGAAGCATTGGCTCAAGGCTGGCAACAACGCCATCAACCGCATCGCCAACACCAGCGAAGTTTTCGTCGTAGGCTTTCTTGAGCAAGCCAATTGCGGTAGTAACCAGAAGGATTTGCGTAAGCATCGGGTTTGACGCAGTAAAGGCAAAGAGCATCTTCGTAAGACCGCCAGCAAAGATCAGTGCCCTAAACAGATCATTTTCAAGGAGTGAGAGAACGGTCTTGATGCCGTTTGCAAGTCCGCCAAAGACTGACTGGAAGATGATCCCAGTTGACTTGGTCTTGCTGCCAAGGTTATTAATAATGCTGCTGAAGTCACCAAATGACTTAAGCACAATAGACATTACTTGAGTGCCGAGTTGGGTTAGCGCATCAACAAGGATTGTTACAGCCTTCGCAAATTCAAATGCTCGCTTTCTTACGTCACCGCGCTGCAGGAAATCCCCAAGCGCAACCGTTGTGTCCCTAATGGAGTTATACAGCGGAAGGAATGCGTCAGCAACGAGCGATTGTGATGTGTCCGCAACCGTACTGAATGCACCAGTGAATGTCCTTGCTTGTGCTTCCATTCCGCCAGCGAAGTCTTTTTCAAGACCGGCAAGAATTGCTCGCGATGCTGCTTCTCCTGAGATCTTCCCGTTTGTTGTGAGCCTTCGTACCGCTTCAATAGCGTTTGACTCAAGCTCATTGAACATGCCCTCGTAGCCCTTTTTAACAGCCAAACGAGAACCAGATCCGTCAGTAGTAATTTCTCGCTTCAACTGATCGGCGATGTACCTATATCCACCGATACCTGCGTTTGCGAGCTGCATCATGTCGTTTTGGTAGACACGACCAGCTTGCTTCATCTGACCAAGGGCGTAGGTGATTCGTCGGAACGCGTCCGCACCACCGCCAAGTGCGGATACGGCATTACCAACCGCTACGATTCCGCCTTCAAACTTTTTAGTTTCTGGGTTCTTTCGCAGAACCTCGTCAAGTGAGAAGCCGAATGCGCGCATGCGAAGCGCCGACTCTTGGAGTTCAGCGAAGCGGAATGGTGTTACGTTCGCGAACTCGCGAATCGTCTTGACCATACCCTCGGCTGCGCCAGCAGCCGTGCTGTAGCCTATGCGGATATAGTCAATCTTTCCGCTTACATCAGCGGCGAGGACTTGCTGCTGTGTTAGACCCTCACCAGCAGCAAAAAGTTGCTGCGCTTGGTTTTTAAAGAGCGTTGTAAACCCTACGGTTGACTGCTCAAGCAGCGAGTTGAATCCAACGATACCGCCCTTAAGATGCCCAAAGATTTGCCCAAGTTCTCCAGCAATACCTTGAAGAACTTGGTAGCCAGCGGCCATGCCGAGTACGTTCTTGATCTGACCAGCAATGGCATCCTGCTGTCGCGCCATCCCGCCAATGGACCTAGCGGCATTGTTAGAGGCAGCAGCAACGGAGTTTACTGACTGGGCGTACGTGACCTGAGAAGCGGCGCGTTCCTGAACCGCCTGCTTATAGCGAGGGTTAGATAGTGCCTCCTGCTGGCGAAGCGTCTTGTGAAGAGCTGCTGCCGCCTGTCGGTTTGTCTCAACCTCTTGCTGCAATTGAGCAATGACGCTCTTTGGCGCCGCTGCTGGAGCTGCCACTGGGGCTGCCGCGCCTCCGACTGCTGCTCTTGCAGAACCAGCGGTGCTCGTTGATAGTCGAGAGAGCGCGGCTGAAGCGCGTTCGGCAGCAGCCGCCAAGCCACGAAGTGCATTGGTTGCGCCGCCGTCTCCGCCCTGACCGCCAGCGCCACCAGCCAGAGTCCTGCCAGCAAGCCTATTGGCAATTGGAAGGTTAGATGCGCCTTCAAGTTCTCGGCGTGTCGGGCGATTGACTGGTCCCATTGGGTCGCGGGAGGCTTGGCTGAGAAGTGAGCGCAGTGGACCGCCAAGGCTGGCAGAGATTTCAGATGGCGTTGCCTTTGGCGATGCCTGCGCGGCGACCTTGGTTGCGGCCTTGGTTGTAGCGGTTGTCTGCTCGGCTACAACCTTGGAATTCTTTGCTGCCTTGCCAGTCTCTTCGGCAACAACCTTTGATGCTTTGGCTGTTTCTTGCTTTGCGCCAGACTCAATTTGCGCAGACTTTGCAGCAGCCTCGGCAGATCTCTTGACGTCTGTCCTTGTTTGGGCTGCTCTTGGCGACTCGCCCCGGTCAATGGCCTGCTCGGCAATCCTGTCGGTTACTGCCTTTGGTGCAGAAGAAACGCTGGCGGCTTCTCTAAGATTACGCAGATTCCTTTCTGCCGATTCAATCATGCCAATCTTTGGTGCCTTGCCGCCAACCCCCTGAAGGGTTCGCAACTTGTTTTCCAAAGACTCAACTTGCTTGCTCGCGTTAGATGCGCCCTCTGAGATTACTTTTCCAATTGTTCCCGCACCGCGAACTGGATCAGAGAGCGCTGAAATGTTATCCTTAAGTTTAGAAATTTGATCATTAAGAACACGGCTGGTTTCGCCCTTTGGAACTTTTGCTGCCAGTGTTTCAAGCTGCTGAAGCTGTGCCTTTGCGTCGGCTACGGCAACCCTAAACTGCTCTGGGCTTGCCCCAGCGGCACCCCTTTCAGTGCCAGTTCTAGACTGTGCTGCCTTAGCGGCAGAGGCAGATGCTTCGCTAAGCTTCCTATAAGCAGCGATAAGGGCAAGGATTTGCCGTTCGGCAAGCTGAAGTTGACCGAGCTCCGCCTCGGCCTTAAGTACAAGATCAATTTTTGTCGTTTCGTCAGCCATTATTCAGCAATTTTTCTTTCGTCTCTGGGGTACCAAACATGTTCACAAGGCTCTCAAACGACGAACCTGTGCTTGCTGAAGTGCTCCCGAAACTGCTGGACTTTGGCGACTTGCTCTTTTTCTCCATCTCAGCATCTCGTTTTTCCGCATACTCTGCGAACATCTTGAGCTGAGGGAGAGTGAGTTTGAGGAATTGATCAGGCGTGAACCCGAAGGCGTCTGTATAGGACGCCATCAGGTTCCCCCAATCTATACTTCCCCAGCCGCCTCCGCTTTTCCCTCGGCGACCTCATCGGTTCCGAGGAGCCCGCTGGCTCGGAGCACCTTGTCTACTTCTGTCTGCATCGTCTGCACGTTGAAACGCTCGCCGACCTGAAGCTCGGTGATTGCTGGCTCTTCCTTACGGATTACCAGCCAAAGGATCTTCCGAACAACTCCGAATCGTCCAAGGTCAATCTTGTCGAGTGGCCCGAACTGCTCTTCAATCTCCGCTAGGTCGTTGAGGTTGAGTGCTCGCTTTGCCTTAAGTTCTGCTAGATCTGCCATGTTTCTCCCACTAGGCGACATACCGCTGGGTAGCCGCAACTTGAACTAAGTCCGCATAAAGGGGTTTCCCTCAACGGGGACGGATGAAGTATACCAACAGAAAAACGCCAGTTGGCGTTATTTATTTTCTGGGTGTTTTAACGGGCCGGGAGCCGAAGCCCCCGACCCGTTTAGAAAAGCCTTAGGCTTTACTATTACGCCTCAATGAGGACAACGGTTGGCTCCGCCGTAGTGGCGCCGCTCGTTGCCTTGAGGGTCGTATCCACAATCGCCATAAAGTCAATATCCTGAACGATAATGTCTTCACGGGTGAATGGGATGTTTAGGCTCATCGTGTACGCCTTTGGCAGGTGGATCTTGACCGTCTTGGACGAGTCATCCGTGCGCTGGTGCGTAAAGCGAACGTACAGAGGACGCGGGAGACCCGCGCCCGATGTGTCTGCCTGACCGCTGCCGCCGTCAACATCCGGATCAAAGACGAAGGCTCCGCCTTCACCCTGACCGATTGTGAGGAACGTCGCGGTGCTGTTCTGATTGAAGAAGTTCTTCAGGCTCGCCATGTTCAGCTCAACACGTCGGGCTCGCGCCTCAACCTTGCCGCCGTAATGGGCCTTCGCAATTGCGAAGTTGTACTGACCGAAGAATTCCTTTTCCTGATAATTGATGTCAAACTCGACATCGCCAGCGATCTGACCAATCGTATAAACAGTGGTGTAGCCGCCGCTTGCCGAAGAGAAGTACGATGAAGTACCCTTCGCGCGACCGCTAACCCAGTATGCGACTTCCAGTACGCCAGAACCAAGGCTAAGCATGTTCCGTGCTCCTTACTTTATGTCTTGATGATGTAAAACCGCATCAACCTTTGGTACTCAAGGGTCTGCTCATCGTATCCATCGGCCTCATAGACCTTATGGAGTAGATGCATCACCGTTGATCCCGTAGTGATACGCTTGCGATTTAGCAATGTGTCAATCCGCGCTGAGATCGTATTAAGTTCCGTGGTGCTGACCCTGCTGGAGACAAGCAGATCCACAGTAATCCGATCAATCGCTAGACCTACATCGCTTCTGCCGTTAAGGACGGCAACCCTCACGGAGGGAGTATTTGTCTTCCCTACGCGGGCGATGGGATAGACCTTCTTGTCCGTAGCCGTGCCGGCTAGAAGCCCCTGGAGAGAGCCGTCGCCGCTAAGCGTGGAAAAGAGAGCCTCATACACACCAACCATGCTGCAACTTTACGACTCTTGCGCTAAATCATCAACCCTAGTTGGTTCTACGCAGATGTTTGTTACATAGACAATAGCCGCGATTTACGTAACAATCCGCCTTATGGCGAAATCACAAATCCCTGACGACCTTGCCACCTCCCAGGAGGAGGTTGTCGCCCTAGCCTATTGGAGGGGACACATGGACGCTCGTATGGATGACCTCTCACGAAGGGTTAGCAATATTGACGAAAAGGTCAATACCATTCATGAGGTAGTGCAGAAGATTGCCTCCGATATGAACGCCAAAGAAGCAACCGAGAAGCAGGCAAAAAGTGCAATCCGATGGCTGCTTCCAGACGCAACAGTTGCTGTCGCTGTCGGCCTTGGCGTCCTTGCCATCGTCTTGAGGTTCATCCCCTAAAACTCCCCCACACAAGTTGTGTGCGCGGGCTTGTTTTATCTTATTGCCGTGGTATGATCCCCCCTGTGAGGAATCTAGTCCGTCATATTATTGACGGGGGAAGGGGAGATTATGTCGGCAAGCGATAACCTGCTGAGCGAGATTCGCCAACTGCAGGAGACAAAGCACCGTGGAGCCTCCTGCAGCGTCCGTGCGCTCAAGCGCAGTCTGGACAAGGAGGCGCTGGCAGCCCTCTCTGCGGCATTTGCTGAAGAGACTATTGACGCAGTCACTATTGCGACATGGCTGAACTCAAAGGGTCACAAAGTCAACTCGTGGACGGTCAACCGTCACCGACGCGGCCAGTGCTCGTGTGAACAGCGATGAGCGAACTAGAAAAGCTCAGGGCAGTTCAGTCTGCCAAAGAAAACGCGAGACGCCCAAAGAAGGACCACCCAGAGGGCTGGGAGCCGGGCGTCCGATGGGATCAGAACAGCCGAAGCGGTGACATCACCGTCAAGCAGAATGGTCCACGCCCAGACTGGGACTCCCTCCTCCGCGAGTGGGGATTTGACCCAGAGGAGTTTGAGATCTCGGATGACACTATCCAGTTCCGAACGTGGGATGCCAACATCGGCGACGGAAACACTCAGCGCTTCTACTACTATCGAGCAACGATCCGCACCCGGCAGAATCGTCCCGACACTGACGTCAATGCCCTGATTGCCGAGATCAAGAAGCACAAGCCGATCACCGTCACCTCTAGTGGCGACCGGGCGTTCGTTATTGCCATCTCCGACACGCAGATGGGCAAGGGCGAAGGCGGCGGTTCGGCAGGCGTTGTTGACCGATTCGTCCGTGGTATCGGGCTTGTTGAGCAGCGCTTCAAAGAACTCACAAAGTCTGGGCGTTCATTTGACCGAGTCGTTGTGACTGGTCTTGGTGACCTTGTGGAAAGCACTGACGGGCACTATGCCATGCAGGGATTCCAAGTGGACCTAGACCGCCGCGAGCAGGTAAAGGTTATGCGCCGATTGCTTGTGAAGGCATTAGAGCGTTGGTCAAAACTCGCCCCTAAGGTCATCGTCGCTGCCATTCCCGGCAACCACGGCGAGAACCGAAAGAACGGCAAGGCATACACCACCTTCGGGGATAACGATGACGTGGCTGTATTTGAGCAGGTTGCTGAGATCCTTGCGGCAAACCCAGAGGCGTACGGGCACGTATCCTTTGTGATGCCAGACAATGATCTGACTATCACGATTGATGTGCACGGCACGATCATCGGTCTGGCTCACGGGCATCAGGCACGGTCGGGCGGCGCTGGCCCAATTGCCAAGGTCGCAAACTGGTGGAAGGGTCAAGCATTTGGCGAGCGCCCAACTGGGGATGCCACGCTACTGCTTACGGGGCACTTCCACTCGCTGCAGGTCGCCACACACGGGCACAGGACGCACATTCAGGCGCCCTCGCTTGATGGTGGCTCTCAGTGGTTTACTGAGATGACTGGCATTGAGTCACCAGGAGGTCTGCTTACCCTCACGGTTGGGGCAGACGGCTGGGACGACCTAAAGGTTATTAACTGCGACTAGCGACCCGACCTGATCTGTCGCGCTAGGCGATTTCGGACCTCTTTAGTGAAGACCTGAGCGAGATCAGCGCTCAGGTTTTTCATTGTCTCCGTTCGCTCAAACTCGCTAATACCATCAGCGAAGAAGCCGTACCTTGCCTCAACGCGCGGGAAGTATCTCTCGTTGCCTTTGTTGGGGTCTTGTGGATCGGCACCATAGGTCACGCTAAAGTGACCTCTCTTGCCTCGGTTTCGTTCAAAAATGCTGTACGGAGCACCCTGCACAACAAGGGCATTCTGGAGGCGACCAGTCTTTACTGGCGTACCAGCGTTCTTCGCCATACTCCCCTTCGGCCTAGTGCGGTGGAAGATTTCAGCAAGGCTCGTGCCGTACTGGACGCCATAGACTGCTTCTTCCAGCTTCTCAAAGGCAATGCTCTGCATGCGATCAATTGCGCCGAGCGAAGCGTCACTTCGCAGAGACTTAGAAAGACCTTGAAGTTTCCGAACAACGCCCTCAAGGCCAGAAATCGCACCTCGTGTACCGATTGTTGCGCGGGCCATTTTACTCTTCTGACCTGTGCGCCTTTACAATAATGTGATGGTTGAGCGTCTCCTGCTCAATACCGACAACTTGGTAATCATAGCCATCGGCGCGGAGTACGTCAGCCATTTGCGGGCGATCAGTTCCAGTAAGGAACGGAAGCCAGAATCGGTATACCTCATATTCGGAATACCCAGTCTCTGCGCCCTTAAAAATACCCTGCTGTTGCTGGTAGTGACCAAGTTTTGTCCAGACAGTAGTTGTCGTCACCGTTGGGGTGCCATCGGCGGCCTGACCAGATTGACCTGTCCTAATGAGTTGAACTGAGGTCCTGAATCCCGGCAGCGCCATCAGCGCACCGATAGGAAGCGATAGTTATCCAACATGGTGCATGCTGCCGACGGGATCGCCAGCGTGCTTGATCCGGCGCCAACTGGCTGATCTGAATACATTTCCATCTCGCCAACGCGCAGTCGGGAAAGCCCAGTCAGCCCCTGCTTTGACAGGCTGTCTCGAGCCAGCAGTTCAACCGTAATCAACGCAACTGCGTCCTTGACGTCGCTTGGGGTGTATTGGTACCCGTGGGTGTACGTAATCTGCGCAACTGGCTCAATGAGCCCAAGGGCGACGATTGCTGGGAACAGGGAGTACGTCACGTTGGCAAGGCTTGTGACCTCAAGGTAGCCACGGTCAGAGTTGATAAAGATGTCGTTGACCGTAAATGCTGCGTTCTGCTGGTTGCTGACGTATACATAAAACGAGCTAACAGATACAATGGGCTTCTCGCGAGGATACACACGGCGGGTCTTCTGCGACCAGTTGTGCCGCTCGGTGGTCTGCTTGAGGGCAAATGAATACCCAACGTAGGAATCCGCTAGTCGTGAGGCTACGGAGATAAAGGAATCAATGGTGGCGTCAGCAAGCGGGGTGCCGTCTGGGGAGGTTAGGTCGCCCATTTGATACGAGCGGAATTCGTCTGCCGTCAGGTAGCCAAGCGCTCTGCCCACAATCGTGGCCCACGAGTTCGCAGCGCTCGTTGAGCTATTGATCAGGCGGTAGGTGTGAAACTGCCCGTCGGCAGCCCCGTCGTCGTCGTAGGTATAGGCGCTTACGTTTGGTACAAGGGTAACGACCTGACCGATGCTTGCCCATGTCCCAGTGCGGGCGTCAGCATCTGCCTTGGTATTCGCCCTGCCGATCTCAATTTTGTTGTAAGATGCGATCTGGGTGGCGATATCTGAAACGGGGATTGTCAAACGAATCATGACTAGATTGTCCTCAATAGTAGGCCTTTCGTCTACGGCTAGGCAATCTGCTAATATAGGGTCATAGCAATACATAGGGAGGCTAAAATGAGCAAGAAGTCAAGGCAGAACCGCGAAGAGCAGTTGGCAAGCCAGGCAGCCGCAGCGGCAGAGCCACCAATGCCAAAGATCTATATCTCAAGCCCATCACTTGATGGCAACATGAGCTGGGGCTATGTGAAGACCGTCCTTGACCTGCAGAGGACCTGCATGAAGTGGGGGATGAAGTTTGGCTGGCGTGTGGTCTGGGGTAATTCAATCCTTCCCCTTGCAAGGAACAAAATCATCTCCCAGTTCATGGCATCGGGATATGACTACCTTGTCATGCTTGACGGAGATATTGAGGTAGACGCCAAGGACATCATGGCTGCAGTCGTAAGCGGCAAGACGTTCGTTGGCATCCCATGCTCCAAGCGGTCAATGGACACAAAGCGCCTGCAAGAATTCACGCTTGCCGCTGGGCCAAACGTCCCGCACGAGTTCTTGAGCTCCTATTTCTGCGCACCAAACTTTATCGTTGACGAGAGGTCCAGTAAGGACCTTGATGAGGATGCCCTTAAGTTGAATCTTGTACGCGCGACCAAGATTGGCACTGGCTGTGTCATCCTGCATCGCTCTGTGTTTGAGAAGTTCCAAGAGGGATTCCCTGGGCGAACCTATCTTGAGCCAGATGGCGCTGGGGAAGAGGCTAAGGCCAATCCGCCAATTGAATCCTTTGAGTATTTCCGATACTCACGCGATCCGGAGAACTACTTCATTGGCGAGGACTATACGTTCTGCCACGACTGGACCAGCATCGGCGGAGAGATCTGGCTAAAGGTTGATGCGGTTACCCGCCACTACGGTACAACTCACTTCAGTTTTGATGTCGGGTCGCTGCAAGTGATTGCAAACGCTAAGAGCGAGGAGACCTCTTAATTACTCGGCGGCACCCCATATTGATCGCCTGAGAAAGGTTCTTTCGGTGGATCATTGCGATCCCATCGGCAAAGGTATAGAACTGCCCGTCCGGGAATGTAACTAGTCCCTGGAATGGACCCCGCACTGCCACGCGCTCCATGGGGTTGTAATTCCTAGCCGCCATCTGGGCGATCTTCTTGGCTGCCTCGTACATCCGCTCGTCATCCATGTCTATAAAATAGCAGAGGGCTGGCAGAAATGCCAGCCCTCTGCGCATCTATTCCCCTAGTGGAGATTAGACGGTAACGCGAACCTTCGCGTTGAACTGAGGAGCCTTGTTCGCAAGCCCGAACATTACATACATAATGTAGAGCTTGGACAGGGCGCCGTTCACGCCAACTGGAATCTCCAGCGTCGTGATGCTATCAGCGCCAAGGTACGGCAGTGACCAGGTATCCTCGTCAATGATGTACATGTCGCGATAGTTCGTGGTCGTTGCTCCGCCGATGGTGTACGAACCGATTCCGTCGCCCGCAACCGCAAGGATTGGGAGAGCGCCGGCAGCCGTAACCACCTGACCGAACGTTGCGCCAGCGGCCTGATCAGCGGCAGGTGCGTTGTAGCGCACAAGGCTGGTCAGTTCGTTCACGATGCCAGCGTAGTCCGTTGGCGAGCAAACGAGAGCCGATGGGTTACCACCGTTGTTAAGAACTGAAGCAACAGCCGAGTTGATCGTTGCGAGGTAGGCAGCGGTGCCCTTGTTCGCAATGACGCCCGAACCCGTCGCGCCGAGGAGCTTGCGGAGACCGTCAAACCCGTTCGCGTCATACGCGCCGAGCTCGGTGGTCGCGCCTGCACCCGAGGTGACGGTCGCGTTGCCCTGGAATACCTGCTTCTGAAGCTTCTGTGCGATGGCGGTTACGCCACCGGCAAGCTCAGCCGAAAGGCCGTTGAAAGGCGAGCCGCCACCCGTAAGGGCGAACTGCTGCTTCAACGTGATCCCGCGACGGGTAGCAAGCACGGCGACGTTAGTCGTCTGGCGAGCGTACGTGTTGGAATCATCGGTCACGGTGCCGGTCTCCGTCTGGAAGACAGCGTCACCGTAAGCGGTCTGCTGGTTGAATGCGTGCACAAGGCCGTTTGCAGGCTCCTTGCGCAGGCGGTCAAACATTGGGAAGCGCTTTACGAACAGCGAATAAAGGATTGGCTCAAGGTCCTGTCGGATAAGAGCCGCGCCGCCGCTGCTGTCAAGAAGCTTAGAAATGTTTGGGTTAGCGGTTGCAAGGCGGTTGAGGATATCAGCCGAAGCCTGCTTCCCCGTCTCGCGACCGGCCTGAATGTCAAGTGCCTCACCGAGCTCCGACGTGCTCATCTTGCCGAACTTCTTGCGAAGTTCGCGCTGGACAGCATACGCCTCGGCAACGTCAAGATTGTCTTCTGCACCGGCGGTGCGGGAGACAATTGCGGTGTCGTTCAAGGACTCAAGTCCCTTGTGAACGTCCTGCAGCTTCTCGCGAAGTGTGTCGCTCATAGTTTTTTACTCCTGTGCGTCAAGAAGACGCGCGATGAACGGATCAAGCCATGGGGCCTTATCACCGTTCGTGGACTTACTTGTTTCTACAGCCACATGCTTTCGGCCCATTGGCACGTTGATCAAGCGACCAACGAGGTCAATAGCCTTAGCAAGTTCTCCCTCGACCTTGGCCTTATCTGCGATCAGTTCGGTCACAGCCGACTTTACGGTCATGACCTCCTGCTGCGCAGCAATGGCTGCATCGAGTGCCGACTTAGCGATGGCAGCGACTTCCTCCAGAGAAGTAGCGGCAGCATCAACGGCAGGATTAGCCTCGGCGGCCACTGGGGCAGCCTCGGCGATAACATCCTCAGCGACTTCAACAGCCGCAGTGGACTCAGAAATTGGGGCCTCAGCCTCTGGCTCGCCGTCCTTCTGGACGCTAAGACCAGCAAGAACCGCTGAACGGTCCTCGTCGGTGAGGTCAGCAAGAATGCCATTGATGCCCGAAAGCACCTGGTCACTCACGCCGCTCTTGTAGCGTGGGCTCTTGTCTTCATCGGAAACCGGAGCCTTAGGAGCCTCTTCAGCCTTAGGGGCTGGTGCTGGCTCTGGCTCTGGGGCAG